CGTCTGGATCGAGCTGCTGTTGATCGTCGCCCGCATCCTGTCCGCCGGCCAGGTCTTCTAGGCCGCACGCGTCCGCAGCTGGAACGCCAGCCGGCGGATCCCGATCCGGTGCTCGACGCTGCTGAACCAGAAGTTGGCGACCTCGACCACCACCGCCAGTACGATTAGATTGACCGCCTCGGCCGCCTCCTCGGTCGCCGCACGCAGCTCGAGCACCTCGCGGACCTTGGCCGCGATGACGCCGACGGCGTCGAGCGCCTCGCGTCCGGCGGTGTCGGACCTTCTAGCCAGCTCCGCCATGTGACGCTCGGGCCAGTGGACGAGCGTGGCGTCGACGATCGCCGCCACCTCCTCGGGCAGCTGGAGCGCCGGCCCGCCGATGCGATGACGCACCTCCGAGCGCAGCCAGGTCAAATCCATGCCAGCGGCGTCACCCACGGGCGCCTCCCGCATCAAGGCTTGGCCGGCGTGCCGTGCGTGGGTGACGCCTCGGGCATGGGCGCGCGGGGCGTCTTGCACTGGCAGGTGGCCGGGCAGGGGCACGGCGTCCGGTGCCCGTCGCCGTGCACGATGGTGCCGGTGCCGCCACAGTCGCTGCAGCAGCCGCCAGGGGCCGGCTGCGGGTCCGGCGTCGTGTCGGTGACCATCGTCGCGCGCGCCGCCGCGATCGACGCCGCAGCTCGCGCCGACTCGCGGCCGATGTCGGCCGGGTCGCCCGACAGCCAGGTCAAGAGGTAGACGATGTAGCGCCACATGGTCACCACCCACGCCCGTGGTCCACCTGCACGTACCCATCGCTCCCGATGTGCGACCGGATTTCGGCGTGCATCTCGTGCGGCGGCTCCTCGACGAACACGGCCACCCACAGGAGGCTTTTGGCGGTGCGGGCGATCCACCGCAGCACTGGGCGGTCCTCGAGCGGCTTGGCGTCACGACTGCCGGCGGCACCCGCCCACCACCCGACCATCAGGGCCACGACGACCACGGCCGCGTATCGCTGTCGATCTGTCATCGCTGCTCCTCAATCGGTGCCGGCTGGAACCAATCGCCGTTGTCGATCTCGCGGAAGCCGAACCCGTCCACCGACCCGATGGCGTAGCTGTCGCCCTGGCCGAGGATCCGCTGCATGGCGTCGCGGGTCGCCCAAAACGTGCCGTCTGGCTGATCCGGCGGGAACTTTCCACCGCCCACGTAGTTGCCCCACGAATTCATGATCAGGGCACCAGGACGCTGCCCAAACCGCACGCCCACCACGCACATCTGGTGCATCCACGTGCCGGCCGCGGCACAGAACCCGTCGGCGTCTCTGTTGCCGCTGTTGAAACCGACCGAGCTGGCGATGGTCACCGGGTAGCCGCTGGTCACGGCGGCAACCAGTTCCGACCACTGCTTGACCGCGACCACGTGTCGGCATGGGTGACGCTTCGCGCGGGCGTCGAGCTTGCCGTCGTCGCCCTGGCCGCCGCATCCGTACGCGCCCCACTGCTTCGCGCGGTTTTTGTCGTACTGCCGCAGGTCGTGCCCCAGCAGCTGCTCGCGGTAGACCACTCCCCAGTCACGCAGCCAACGCGCGGCACCCCAGCCCGTGGCGCCGTCCGACCAGCCGCCTACCGGCGACGTGCCCGACCCGTCACGGCCGCGGGCCTCGACCCGGGCGCCGCCGTAGATCGCTTCGGTCGACGGGATCATCGGCGGCTCGGCCATTTTGCCCGTGGCCCAGTCGACAGATTCCGCGCAGTACACCGCGTGCATGGCACCCCACGACACGCAGTCGCCGATTCCCTGCCGGCCGACGACGAATGGCGTGCCGTACCTCGCGCGGTGCGCTCGGTCCATGTGGCGGTAGAGGAACGTGTCGACCTCTTTGGCCTGCCGCATGGCGTCGGCGCCGGCCTGCGCGAAGTAGGGCTGGGGCAGCTCCTCGAGGAACCGTGCGACGCCGGCCGGGTCGGGCACGTAGCCCTGCGGCATGGCCTGCGGCAGCCGCTCGCGGCTGGCAAACCAGAACGCGGCGCAGACCCACGCCACGAGGGCTGCGGCGGCCACCAGCCGCCAGGGATGGCGTGGGGCGCTCATCTGGCCGCCTCCGCGGCCCTGCCGACCTCACGGTAGGCGGCGATCCACCTGGCCTTCTGCTCGGGCGTCAGCGGCCCTCCTGCCGTGCCTGCCACGGCGTTCAAGTAGGTCTCGATTGCCTCACGCGCCAGCGGGTGCTTGGCCCCCAGCGACTCACCCCGGCAGAGCAGGAGGCGCGACCGCACCCGCAGCTCGTCGAACGCCACGCCCGTCTTGATGAGCGGGTCGGGCTGCATGGCGTCCCACTCGATCTCCGCCGCCAGCTCGTTGCACAAGGCGGCCACCATGGCGGCATCCCGGGCGGCGTCCGGGCCGACGAACTTTCCGCGGAGGGTGAACGCAGCCGGGTCCGGTGCCGGCGTCGGTGACGGCGTCGCCGGCGAGCTAGCGACGTACGACCAGGCCGCGGCCGCGACGAGCGCGGCGGCCGCCAGGTGCCGGCTGTCGAGCTGCGGCCACCGCCATTCGTGGTAGTGGGCTTGTATCCACGGCCACGCGAGCGCGACGGCGGCGACGGCCACCAGCAGGATCGGCATCATCAGGCGGTCCTCGTCATGGGCAGCACGATCTCGACGGCACCGCTCGCGAGCGCGAGCACGAGCGAACGGATGGCCGGGCGGGCTAGGATCCACACGGGCCACACGACGAGCGGCACCGCCTTGTCCGCCAGCGTGTCGAAGAGCGCGGCGACCGCCGACAACACCAGCTCCTTCTTCTCCGCGCCGGTCATGCCCTGCACGGCGTCGAGCGTCGTGATCGACAGCCGCAGCACCGCTAACAGCAGCTGGCCGAATTCAGCCCACGTGATGCCGTCTGCGGCCGATCGCTTCGCGACCTCGAGGAACGCGGCGACCTGCGCCATGAGCGTCGTGTGGCCGGCTGCGGCCACCAGCGGTGCGTCGGTGATCATGCCGTTACCCCTGCCAGGACGATCTCGTACGTGGCCGACGCGCTGCCGCCCTCGATGACGATGTTGTTGCCGTGGAACCACTTGTTGGTCGGAGCGGTGCCGGCGGTCCACAGGAACACCGCGCCCGGCGGTAGGCCGTGGTTCGCGCCGTTGATGTCGTAGGTCAGCGTGACCGTCGCGGACTGGTTGCGGACGTAGATCAACTTGACCGTGGCCAGGTTGAGCGTGCCGGCCGTGCCGAACACGGACAGCGCCAGCGCCGTGGTGTCGATCGTGTCGGTGGCGCTGCCGGCCACCGTCCGCACGTCCCGCCAATAGCCGTTGACCTGGCCTGCGCCGGTGCCGTTGGTCAGCGACAACGACCGCAGCACCGACGCGGAGTCGGTGACGGTGGCGCTCGTCAGGTCGTCGACCCAGGAGGCCGACAGACGCAGCTGGCCGGTGATCGACAGGGATGCGGGCATCAGGTGGGCGCCACGGAGGTGCCGATCAGCCACAGCGAGTAGCTGACGGTCGCGGCGTTGGGGTTGGCGATGTACATCAGCTGGTTGGTCGACGTGACTGGCCAGGCGTTGATGTGGTTGATCGTGAACCACTCCGACCCGGGGCCGATCTCGGCGGCATAGGCCACGGTCGGCCGGCCGGGGTCGCAGCCGACGCGCAACTTGCGGCCGCTCACGGTCTCGTTGTTGACGACACGCACCATCCGCAGCTGGCGGAAGTCAAACTCGACCGCCACGCCGAGCGTCGTCTGCGTGATCGCCCGCAGGTCGATCTCCTCGAGCGTGTTCGCGGCGATCGTGCGGGTGGCCGCGTAGACCAGGTCGGCCTGCTGCGAGCCGCTGCCGTCGGTGATCGCGTACGTGTTCTGGTTTGTCTTCGCGTTGACCGTCGTCCCGATGTCCTGGTCGACCGTGCGGTCCCAGATCATCACGGTGCGAATGCTGGCCGTGAGGGTGTCAGCCATCGAATAGCCCCATCTCGATGGCTTGGCGGGCGACGGAGGGTTTGACGCCCAGGCGGAACGCGGCCAGCGCGATGTCCTCGGGCGACAGCCGCGCGGGCTTCTTGCTCGTGAGCTTGCCCCACGTCTGCTGCGTCGGCGTGTAGGCAGCGGCGATCGACACG